GCCATTGCAATATACTTTTCCTGATTATTCATCATGAATTGATCAATCCTAGAATCGATCTTTGACTGTGTATCTGCTCTTGCTTGGCTTGCTGCAGTGTCGATATTTAGTAAGTTCTCATCTAATTGAGCACTTTTGTTTTGAAATCGTGAGCCAATAGTCAGGTTCTGAAATTGCTTCTGTCGATTCTCTTCATCAATCTGTGCAACACGTGCAACGTTTTGACGATGAATTTCTTCATTCTGACTGTTGTCAAAGAATCCACCTAATGCAGATGCAACTCCAGAAAATGCTTGTGCACCACCTGCAATTGCTGCTAATGGGAGTACCATCTCTTAAATAAAATAAAGGGTAATTTGTTAGGTCCAAACTCAACTTCTTCTACAAAGTCAAAGCCTAGATGTTTCAACAAACGCAGATGTACTACATTTCGTTTGTCAATATAATTCCACAGAATGCTTTCCTTTCTACTGTCTATAAAGCGTTTAGCCTGTCTAGCAAATAGTACTGGAAAGTCATGGATAGCTGGTGTACAAAGCATCCATATAGCTCCGTTCTTACCTATCCCGGCTAGTCCGGCAGTCCTGCCGTCAGGGACTGTGAAATATATACAGAAGCCCTTCTGAGCTTCTTCTGGTATTGCTGTGATTGGATCTACTCCATACCCTTCAATCACTTCTCTACGGTCTTCTGGACGTAGATTAGAGGCCACCTCTATGGCAGCCTCTTTAGTTATCAAGTGTATGTATTTAGACCCGCTTATAAAATCTGTTGTTGTAGTCTCCTTCCCATGACATTGATTGAAGTGTTGCTGGGGAGGGGTGGGTTGATGTAAGCGTGACATTTACATTATGGTTTCTTTCATAAATAGGGATGGTCTGTGTACGTCCCTCTTTAAATGGCAGACGGTTAGCACTATATCCATCTAGTATTGATGACTCATGTGTGTCCACATAATCATCTTTACCTACCCTTTCGAGCTTTGTGATGAACTGACCTACGTCACCAAAGTTTAATTTAATTCGTTGTATGATTAACGAGCTTGTAGTATCTGCTACCACCTTGTTTGACTTTACAGCTGTGACAAATATAGTTGGTAGTTCTACTTTCATTTCAAACTGCTCTCCAACAAGTATGTCATTAGCGGACCAGTTACCAGACAATGTGACTGATGAGCCACCATTGTTACTGCCTGAAGATACAAGTTGATATCTACCTCTATTGTCATTATCACCAATCACCATCGCTGCTACATCTACGGATTGGTTATAGTTACTAGGTAATGTAAATGTTGTCGTGTTAGTGCTTGATGAATAGCTTAGTGATCCTGATGATACTGTTTGATAATGATCTAAGTGCAGGTTAAACTTGTCTCCATAAGATGATCCCTCTGGTGTCTCATCGACATCTACAAGGTTCAATCTGACAAAGGATTGATCGTTAAAGATAATGTATAATTCATCTCCTTGTATAAAGAAATGATAGATATCTCTCGCAAAGGTCCACTTGAACCATGCTCCTTGCAACCTTTTGCCACTCACGTTGTAGTACCTAAAGCCGAATATTTCTTTAGTATTAATTTTACCCATGAGAATATAAGCATTCTCTCTGGAGTTACTAAAGATATCTAAGTCTTTCCTTAGCAGTCTAGATACTACTTTACTTTGATCTAGTACTTCAGGCTCGGTTTCCCTACGGATGTTGAGCATTTCAAATAGCTTGCTGTTCCTACCTGCATTGTCTACAAAAGCTACGCTTGTTCCAAGTGATATTGGCGAAATGCTTGGGTTGTAATTGAAGGTCGATAGTGTGTAAATCTTTGCTGTTTCAGGATTTAATATATCACTATCTGTTGTCAGTAGGTACTGTGCATTACTACTAAAAATCACTAGACCAGCATTTGTCTCAATACCATCCTTTAGTGGTGCCGGATTATCTGCACTTGCTCTGATATCAATCCTGTCGGTTCCTGAAAAAGTAAGGGCTGTTCTGTTCCAGAAATTACCAATATTGTCAGGAGATGACATGATTACATTAGTACCACTTAATGCTACAAGTCGATCTCTATGTAGCAAAAGCTTCTCAATTTTTTTGCCAACAAACGACGGGGCTTTGTTTGTTTCGTTATCCCCTACATCTCGTACAGTCCATGCCGAGTCGCCATTTGTCTGTAGATATCCACCTAATGTAAAATTAGTTCCTGATGTATGTGTCAACACAACAGGCATTGTGCTTGCATTAAAACTTGTTTGGATGCCTGGCTTTGCACATTCAGTCCAGACCCCATTGCCATCTTGACCATCATTACCTTGAAATTTTAAGTAATGATCATCCTCTGTCAGTTGTCCTGAATTAGTAACTTTTACAATGTATCCATCCCTGCATGTTGTAGGAAGTGATGTTACATCGTTTACTTCATCCGTTACTATATTAAATAAATCTGCTTCTAGTGCTTCTATTTGAAATGGATTGCTTGATGTAATCCACACACCATTACCAATTACCTTGCAGTCTATATTTGATAATGCTTTAATTTCTTTTACTAACGAATTTAATATGCCTGTTACTGAAACACCTGTTTCTGCTTCAAGGTCTGTTGGTACAGGTCGTATCCTTCCTAAATTCCTTCTATATGACCCTTGTGTTTCTGCAGTGATTTTTACTCTAATAGTTTGAGCAGAAGCACCTGACCCTGTTCCTTCTAAAGGAAAGGTATAAGTATTACCTAGCTGTGAGGTTAGGTACGAACCACCATGCAGTAGATCAATTCTACCTGTGTATTGACAGTCATAGTTTGCATTTGTAGCTGGATTGGTTTGGTAACCACTTACATATGGCTGACCAGTAGCCGTTACTCGTACTGCTATACCTCTTGACGGATGTATGTAAACACGTGATCCAGTATGCGGACAGGATTCATCACTAGTTGGAAAAGCTAAAGGAAGTAACTCAACAGTTGATGCTGTAAATTCATCTTCATATGATGCACTACTGTTGAAAATATTTAATGCATATGATCTTCTAGGAGATACAGTTTTTAGTTCTACATATACTGCATACCCACCATCCTTCTGACTTGCTGGTGCTGTTGTTGAACCTAACTGAACAACCTTATCTCTGTTGACAAGGAATGTTTTTTCCTCAACAGTCACTGCTTGTATGTCTGCTTTGTTTGTGTGTGTAAGGTATGCATTAGCTGTGCCTGATATTGATCCCTGCACACCGTCACTACATCGCCAGCAATGTACGTTCCCTGTACCTTGTACTACATTTCCAATCCATGACTGTAGGTCAGTATCTTGAAATGTAAACCAACTACCAGTACCAAATGTATTTGATAGTGTTGTTATATATTGTGTTCCTGGTCTTTTAGTCAGACCATCGGTAATGTCTGGAACAACGTTCACTGCATCCCTAACTTGCCCAGGTAGCTTCTGCTCATCAGGTTGCTCAGAAATACCTAATGCATAGTTTGGAATAGTCTGTGTAATTGTTGCCATTAGCGCCTCAGTGCACGGAAAGGTTGATAGGTTTGATATTGGGTATTAGATTCAAAGCCAAGGAAGTTATGGTCACCCTGGTTACATTCGTATTCAATACACGCAGCACGTGCCATAGCCTCTTGCTGACCAAGTAGCTGCACTAGCTGTGCGTTAGTTACCAGTTGAGTTGCTGCACGTGTAGCTGACTTGTATGTGATGTACCGCTGGTAGACAGAAGGTAAATCTTCAAAGTCATATACTCTTACGATGTCTGCTTTGATTGCATTCTTAAATACAAATGTCTTATGTACTTTGTCGTATAGCTTTCCTTCTCGTCGTACTACATCTGTAGTTCTGTCAAATTGATTGTCTGTTACGTCAATACGTAGTGCATCGGCAGGGAATGTAATAAACCCTGTCACACTTTCAGGTGTCAAGTCTACGTTATTTTCTACATTGAATACCCAGCCTTCATTCAATACATCAATGCGTGATTCTCTTAGGATGTTAAAGATGAATGAAATCTCAGGGTTTGAATAGTCAAGTGTGTTAACTGGTGATTGACCGATGCTCCCCAAGATTGAGTTCACTGCGGATAGTTCGGTATCGGTGCCAATAGTTGAGGACATATAATTAAAAAAAAGGGACCCCGAAGGATCCCCATGAAGTGTATAAAAATCAGAATGTAGAAGGAGCTGAAGCACCAACGTACAGCTCAACGGCTGCAGCAGGGTTCAGGTAGTCAGCACCCATAGCCAAACGGCCAAGGATGACATCCGTGTTATTCCATCATTTCTGATGGCACTGACTATATCTTCAACCTTTAAGGTTGTCGGACGCTATTGGTGTATTACGTGACAAGCGTGTCACACCACCTAGTCGATGCACTTTCCTCTCACGCTTGAGAGGCTTAGCTCAGGATTGCCATAGCTTTCGCCTTAGGTTTCCCTGAATTCATCCGATGTTTATCTAACTGTTGCCAATTAGAGGGGCAATGTTATTTACCCTGATAGATGACTGAAACGTCACCAGAAGTAACTTGTACTTGAGGACCGATTGCTTCTACGCAACCAGCAGCTTCACGCTGGAAGATAAGACCAGCAGACACTGCACCGAATTCGGAAGCAGTACCGTAGTCATTGTTGATGCCAGTAGTAGCACCAGAAGCATCTTC